ATGGCACTAATTTTCATCTACTATTCTCTGTTTGTTTTCTTCGCTTTAGGCTTTGGTATCCTGCTTTTTAAGTTTGTCGATATGGGCTTTAAGCTCATCTCGGACATCATCAAAAACATCATATGATCACGCAAGACACAATCCTTTTAGCGGTCTGGGCTCCTCTCGTTGCGCTTTTCGTCTACATGATTATCAAGTTGCTTTCCCGCTTTAAGTGGTGAGCCATACACTGTGCTCTTCCCTTTGCTAGCGCACAGGGTTGCCCGTAATTAGAGCATAGTGTATGGCCTATCACGAGCGCGCAAGCGCTTGGGAAAGGTCAAAAGGGCGGAGATTAGCCACGCTCGGTGTGGCGCGCAAATAATATATACCTTTATGAAAATATCAGGCAGAGCTCGTTGGTTTAAAAACCACAACCGCAGAGCACATAGCATCTCGCGCGCATTTTCGCCTTGGGCGAAAAAGGGCAACCGTCGCCATTTTCTCAAGGTTTGGTAATTCATTATGCCAGCATTAGACGCATCAAGTACCGCAGTTTTCGCGGCAACAGGTCTTAATGCAAACACGATTTACAGCGTGTTTGTGTCTCTGATTGGTACCGCCGTATCATTCGGGCTTTGGTTGATCCAAGTCTCTTGGCCATACCTTTTGGTCATTGGCTTCATCGCCCTCATGTGGAAACTTGCCCACAAGTTTACCGGCTTCGGTCGCTAAACAAACAAAAAGCCCCCCAATATGGGAGGCGTTTCGGATCGGATTCACACTTCAAGTATATGCCCAACAAAACAAAATTACAACCCGCAAAGCGTGAACGCAAGAAAAAGTCGCAAGCATTGCGCGGGTTTGTTCCAAGATACAAGCGACACACTATATGAAAAAATTTTCATTTGCCAAGAAATTGTCGAGGTTAATAAATCCAATGTCTCAAAAAGAAATTGATACCTATGGATTTCAAAATAAAATTAAAAACCAGATTTCACTGAAAAGAAAGTTGAAACATAGAATATAAAATGAAAAAGATTTTTCTCATTATCATCGCGTTTTTCATCGTTCCGCAGATTTCCTTTGCGGATACTTTGGCGCAGAGTTTTACAACCGCGATCAATGGTGGATACACAATCAATTATGAGCGTGGAGCAAATGATCATTACACCGCGACCGACCTCACCAAGGATATTTTTATGGCGCAGGGTTTTGTTGCTACTTCTACCTATCGGCTCTCGCAAATCAAGACATGGATTGCACAACCGTACGGCTCGACTCCTGTCGACGGCTATGCGACCGCGATTCTCTATGAAAATCCGACATTCGCAAATGGACTTCCGACATCATGGGGTACGCCGATAGCCACCTCTACCGCAATCAATTTCTCTACTATTCCGACCGATACACAATACGGCAGTTATTCGGGATTTTCTACGACGACAGCGACCACATTCACGATACCTTACGGCGTAAATGTTATTTCGGGGCATTCGTACATCTGGGTCATTAAGCATACATTTGGTACCGCAGGTCACAACCTTATGACCGCATATCAGTATCAATACTATGGCACTCTTGGCACTGGAGGGCAGTCATTCGGCAATGATATGGGTTCGGGACAAGAGTATTACTTCCAAACATATCAAAGCTCGAGTGCGCCCGATTCCTTAACGCTTACCGCTCCCTACCCTCAAACATATATTCAAAACCCGATCACATTCATCGGCTCATATCATACAGAAACAATTTGTTACAAAGAAATTACGGTAGATGTGCAGAGTATCACGCAGGCGCAATCACTCGTCATCACGCCATTTTCTTTCCATAGTTGTCCCGCAAACCCCGATCAAACATTCTCATTTGACCGCACACTCCCCTACACGGGACAATATCGCGCCCGCGTGAAGTTGACCGCATTTAGTGATGCGGATTCGCTCCCGTGGTCGCCATGGCACGAGTTCGACTTGGGGCAAGTAGGGCAAAATGCACCCTTTACCCCGCAAGGGTGGACACCTGAAACATGTGATGCGCTAGACCTCCCCTGCCACATCAGAAATGCTTTTGGCGTGACCTTTTACCCATCTGTAGCATCACAGGAAACGCTCTCAAGTACGCTTTCGGCGGACAACCTCAAGTACCGCTTCCCTCTTGGCTATGTCACGGATTTTGTGACTATTATTTCTACGAGTACAGAAAGTTCTTTGGTTGTCGTTGATGCGACGCTACCAAGCGTTCTTCCTGGTGGCGGGGCTCATATTCGCATTGATCTTTCGCATATTCTCGACCCTGTTTTAAACGCGACGAGTACGATATTTAATAATGCAAGCGCGCCAAGTACGCAGACTTTTTATGAGATAACCTCTCACTATTGGAACATCGTTTTGTATCTTGCGGTTGTGTTCTATGTCATCGCGCGTATTATGGGCTCGCATATTGTCCCTGATCTTGGACACATGAACACAGACACGCAGGATATGCGGGCAAAGTCATTTAGTAGTGCGGAAGCAGAACGCTATCGATATAAAGAGTGGCTGTATAAAAACAAGAAACCATGATCACTGATTTTCTCATCACAATTTTTACGGGCATAGTGAACGGTATTTTGTCGGTTGTGCCTAATGTCACGATTGCATCACTTCCGACAGTAGGGCAAACGCTTTCAGATACACTGCTTTCTATGGTAACGACATGGAACGCATTTATGGCTACTTTCCCTTATGCGCAGACCGCATGGGATCTGTTCTTGTGGGTCATTATCCCTTTTGAGCTCATCATGCTTGGGCTCAAGTTTATCCTTGGGCATCATATCCCCGCTCATCTTAACTAATATGTACATCGTCGAAGATTTAGAAGAGCGTCGCATCATAGGAGACCCAATCAAAGAGCTCGAGGAAGCACGCACTCGTGCGCGGGCGTGCAGAAAAAAGGGGCTTAAGGTCATTATTAGAAAAATACAATAATATGGAACAACAAAATCTTTTTATACAGCTAGAGGAGGTAGGAGGCATCGGAAAAAAAGTGCTTGCGAGCGATTTGTTAGACATCTTTTCTGCATCGGAGGGCTCGATCAATATGTATTATGGGCTTATCGGAAATGGCAAGACTTACGCCGCGACATCAGATATTCTCGACCTCTTGAAGCAAGGCAAAGTCGTGTATGCAAACTGGCACATACTTGTAAATGATTTTGATGACCGCGAGTCACTCTTTATGATTATCATGAACACGATTCTTTTTCGCAAAAGATTCTACCGCATCCCTTGCGCAAAAAATCTACACTACTTTGATGCAGACACCGCAAAGCCATGCCAATGCGGACAGACACACTCCTTTGATAGCACGGGCGAGCTTGTTGAGTGGCTTTCGGGATTGAACGACTGCCACATATTCTTTGATGAGGGACAAGACATGTTCGATTCATACGAGGGCACACGCTTTTCTAAAGCAAAGCGTCGTTTGATTCTTCACACACGCCACTACCACCGCACCCTTAATATCATTTCTCAACGCCCAACGGCAATTCAGGTTTCAGCCCGTGGAAATGTAAACAGATTCTACAAGTGTGTGAAGCTCGCTACCCTATTCGGACGGCCACGCTTCGCGCGCTATGAGTTCCAAGAGATGACAGGCGAAACAGTGGACGAGACTAAAGAGCCGATCAGCGAGAAGCGATATTGGGGCAATTCTGAGGTATTTTCTGCATACAATACAGACTATCTTGCCGAGGGTATCGAAAAGAGCCAGCAGGTCTTCTTCGAGGCGTACGACCTAACTTTCAAGGACAAAGTACAAGCTTTCAAAAACTTATTTTCGCGCCTTAAGGCGCGAAAATAAGTTTTTGAGAGTTATAAAAACGAGCTGTGCCAAGCTCATGAATGGCGTATGTGAATCATATTATACCTGCCCCAATCCTTCCATGCGCGTGCAAACGAAACTCCCCGAAATCAATTTTAAATATCAAATTCTTGATCCTTATCAACAAACCAGTTATCACTGACACGGTTATTGTCGCTTAGGGGTAATGGCCAGGCCTTCTTTACTTTGTAGAGAGTAGGTATGTTAACCGCACTTCCAAAAATTAAGGCGTGTTGTGTTGGAATCGATGGCAGTTTTTTAAGAGTCGCCTCTGATATATGAGGAGTAATTTGTCGTATATGAGAAAGATCGTCTGGATTTTGTATGCGATGTACAATAAAGTTATTGCATTGTGATAAAACCGTACGAGAGAGTTCGCTTGGTCGTTGTGAAGAAACAAGTAAAAATAATCCGTATTTTCTACCTTCTTTTGAAACTCTTTCAAAAACCTCGTTTGCTCTAATGAAATTTCTTTTAGGTTCGTGTGAAATATATCTGTGTGCCTCTTCAAGAATTAAATTAACAGGGAAAGAATTTCGTTTCTTTATATTTTTGAGCTTGTCAAAAATTAGTCTTGCTATGACCGAAGAAACCAATTCAACTAACTCGTCATCAATTAAATCTAGATTTAGTATTGTTATTTGCGAAACTTTTTTCTTGCTTTCCAGGCCTAATATTTCAGATAGATATTGATCTTTATTTCCTTCATATTTTTCCTTTATAAATTTAAAGTCCTGTCTGTCTCTTATATTTTTAAGTCGAGTAATTAAAGACGAACAATAGTCTCTGATGTGCTTATTCCCGTATGCTTCTTCATAAAGAATTGCAAGATCTAAAGCATTTTCAAGTTCGTCAAATTCAAAAGGAGTATCCTTGTCGTAATTGGGCATTTGAAAATTTTTATCGAAAAAGGCCTGATTACCCTCAGTATCGGTATGCTCTAAATAGCAATGCAGAGCGCCAGTCCCTATTATTCCTCCGAAATGAACAAATAAAGAATTTTCTATGGTGCATGGAAGTGTTGTCCTGTCATAGGATAGATTTTCCTGCTCAACACCCGACTTATCCGTATATTTAAAACTCTTGTCTAGCTTAATATCCTCCGTATTAAATTTCCGTAATATAGACAAAATACGATCTTTTTTTGATGGGCTACCAGTTTCGTCTCTAAGTATGGAAGTAATACATGTCGCAAGTATATGATTTTTTATTTTTTTGATCTCTTCATTGTCTTTCTTACTGAACAAAGTGGCTAATGCTAATGCAGTTCTTAATATCGGTCGTTGTGTTTTCTCACTTGCTTGTAGTAATAATTCCCATTCATCAATATTTAAAAAGTAATGAGGGAGTTGAAATTTCGTGTGTTGATCGTCCTTTTCAATGCTGAAGTTGCTAACATTAATTTTACCCTTATCAAGGCTATTAAAAGCCTGTTTGTATTCACCATTCACATCGAATATCACAAAAGTTGAACCGATTGCAAAAAATTCGGTTTCCTTGCTAAAAATTGTTTGCAACATCGAAGATATCGTACAGGACTTTCCACTACCAGTATTACCTAAGACTGCTGCGTGACTACCAAAAAATCTATCCACATCAATTTTGATTTTGTAATCAGGAAATATTGCAGATTCTCCCACATCAAAAGATTTCGTTCGCGTTTTTCCTTTGCGGGTATCTTTATGTTCCTTACATTCATCCCCTTCTTTTTCACAGTCAGTACATTTAAATACTTCTGCATCATGCACTTCAAACAACACATCAAGCTCCGTATCTTTGATATAGAGAACATCGCTGTATAGAGTTGGGTATACAGAAACACCAAAATCAAATTTCTTATCTTTTATCGTGCCAATCGGTAAAACATCGAGATATTTTACCGAGTAGAGTTTATTTAATTCCTGCTCCTTTGCGTTTGTAAAATCTGGTGTATCTTTTTCTCTAACTCCAACGACTTCCGAGACTATATAACGATCTTGGTAGGGTACTATGACATAACTATTTATTTGGGCGAAATAGTGTATGTCATCATAACCACTTACATTAAAGTTTTTGATTCCGCTCAATAATTCAACAGTAAATCTATCCGAGTTAATCGAGACAATTTTTCCAATGACTCTTTTTTTATCATCTAAAATCATATATCTATCATTCAGATTTCTTTTTGAAAAAAGATTTAAAAACCTTTTCTATACTCTCTTCTATTTTTTCTTCATCAATGTCGGGTAGTATATTGTTCACTACATAGTCAAAATAATAAACCTTTGAACCGTCCGCCGATTCTCCGCCGATAATCCAAATTCGAGGATCATCGAGGTCTTTTAGTTGTTTTATTTTCTGATTATTTTCATCTTGAAGTACCACGAGCCTAAAGGTAGGGATGGTAAGTGCTTGGTATATAAGATGATTGATATGGTCATCGCTAAAACTATACCCAACAACAACCAAAACGGTCTTCTCCTGCATTATCTTTTTTTGAAACTCTCTAAACAAATCGGAGTAAGGTGACGATAAGGTTGCCATGTGTTTCATCGGCGTTGGATAGATCATTCTTTCACCTGTCCCCTCATTCAAGTTTTGCACTTCCCGAACATTAAACAAATGACTTTGTTCACCAGATTCAGTCCAATTTATTGATCCGTGTAGCTTATACAAATATATAAAGTTATCAATGACATTCCATTTGTTATTGCTCAACTCCATTTGTTCTGCAAAGGCGTAATTAAACACCGCTGGATTAAAGTGTCTATCGACAAAACCTGAAAAGCCGTTGCAATAAAGAACACCTAGTGCATCAAGTGCGCTTTCAGAATAAAGGTCGTAGTTAGTAGTAAAAATATTTGTTTTAGAAAGATTATTATCTCGATAGATAAGTTTTCTATAAAATGACTTATATAATTCCAAAACATCTGGGTAAGCTTTATTCTTTTCTTCGTTCTTACACCTAACCAGTAGAAAATCAGTTACTTTTTTAATAAAAGCGGTTACCTCGGTTAGCCCACCCCCTTTTTGTTGTT